GATTATCTAGATGTATGTAACGTCAAAACAGAATTGTTTGATGTTATGGTACACAAGTCTTGGTTAAACGTAGGTAAAGATAGGGGTAATCCAAGGCACAATCACATGGATTCCCACATGTCTTTCGTATATTATGTACACACACCATGTAAAAACTCAATAAGATTTTTTGCTGATAAGAATGTGTATGAACCATATGATAACTTTTATACTAACTATGTAAAAGAAAATCAATGGAATGTATTTAATTCAAGATCGTGGACATTCCCTCCGAGTGATGGGGCGTTGTTTGTATTTCCAGCCTCGCTATCACATAATGTAGATGGTCCTATTGATAATAAATTTCTTGTCAACTCTATAAACGATCTGTTACAATGCCGCATATCAATAGCTGGTGACGTTTTTATCATAGCTAAAGAAGTAATTAAGGAGACTTATCGGGTTGTGCAGCCCTATAGCTTTTGGAGAAAATTCGATGAATAACAATATGAAAAAGTTTCAAGCTGAAAATATGATTTTTCAAGCTAAACAAACAACAACAGATGCTTTAATTATTTTAAAGTTATTTGTTGTATTATCTTTAATTGGTGGTTTTTTTATTTGGTGGTTAAAATAAAATGTTAAATGAAAAACCAAATTATTTATTCTTAAATGTCTATAGAAATTATGTAGACACAACTAAAGAATATAATAAATTAGAACGTACTGAAAAGTTAGCTGTAATTGAAAAGACCATACAAAAATTAAAGGTAATGAGTAATGACATTTACGAAGAACTTGAGAAAATTCAAAGGCTTCTGTAGTCCAAAAAAAAGTTCTTGACAGTGGTTTTCTGAGGTGTTACGATGTTTTCTAGTGGTCTTTGTAGAGATGTTAAGAAGAAAAGAAAAGAAATGGTTAAAAGAACTAAACTTAAAAGACTTTTAGAAGAAACTTTAGAAGTGTTGTCTGATATAAAACTTCATGGTAAAATTACTACAATATCTTTTAAAGAAGTTTCTAAGTTACATAATGATATTGAATTTATGTATAAAAGAATCAAAAAGAGTACATCTAAAGTAGATCATTCAACATTAGTATAACCATTAAATGGGAGATATTAATATGACTTCTAAAAAGTATAACTTTAAAACTCATTCAGAAATTTCTAACAGTCTTAAAGACTATATTATTTCTGTGTCTAATGAACGTGATATAGAAGGTATTCCAATTGAAGATATTAATAATTTCTTAAATGGTGTTGAGACTTGGGATGCCGAAGATGAGTTGTTTGAAGCAATAGCGGATATGTCTCCAAATAGAAGTCGATCAATGCACTAGAGGAGAGTACAATGAATATAAAGCTACTTCTTGTAGTCTTTGTATCAGTTATTCTTTTTGTAATGCTTGAGTTGGGTGTCTTAAATAAAGAAGTTTCTTCTAGTATAGAAACTAACACTAATAAAATAAACTATAGTGTTGAAATTAACATAGAAGAAATGGAATGTTTAGTAGAAGCAATATACTTTGAGGCTAGGTCTGAACCTTTCGATGGTCAGATTGCAGTAGCAAATGTAATTCTTAATAGGGTTAGTCACTACAAGTTTCCTAGTAATATTTGTAGTGTAGTAAGAGCAGGAAAAATAAATTCAAAAGGTAATCCCGTAAGAAATAAGTGTGCTTTCAGTTATTGGTGTGATGGTAAACCAGAAGACATTGTTAACTCTTCAGCATATAGAACAGCTACTGATGCTGCTGTAATTGCTCTTGAAGGGTTTGTAATAAACGGTCTTGACAGAGCAACTTTTTATCATGCAGAAAATGTTAAACCTAAATGGTCAAAGACTAAGAAGTTTATTCGTCAGCTAGGAACACATTTATTTTACGAGTAATATGAAAATGAACATTGACAAGACTACCAGTCTTCTGCTAAAGATTGCAGAGGACATACCAGAGCCAGTCCGAAACTATCGGCTGGCTTCTGCACTTTTAATAAAGAAACAAATTGTGGGTTTGGGAGTTAACAGTTATAAGACTGATCCATTTCAGTCTAAGTATATGAAGAATAAATTTAGTATCTTTGTTCATGCAGAGATTGCAGCAATTAAAAACGCATTAAAGAGAATTGATATTGAAGACTTTAAGCGTAGTTCATTGATTGTTGTAAGAGTAAAGCGTGACATGAATAATACAAAGTTTATTCCTGCGTTATCAAAACCTTGTATTGGTTGTATGTCTTGCATATATGAGTTTGGAATACGAAATGTGTTTTATACTAATGAAGAAGGGAAAGTGAACCAGTTATGAAAGCTGAATTAATTGATTCAATGGGCAGCGATATTACTGTGGTAAATTCAGCTAGAGTATCATTTGATAAACAAGCTGAGTGGGATGTTCTAGATAGTCAGAAAGTTCTAAAGTTCTGTGATAAGAAACTAATTGAATATCTAGCAAAGCATAATCACTTTACACCATTTACACATTGTACTATTACCTTAAGAGAAACTGTTCCAATTTTCGTAGCTAGGCAAAGATTTAAACATACAGTAGGCTTTAGTTATAATGAGGTTTCCCGTAGGTACGTTGATGGTAAGCCACAAATTTATTTTCCGAAACATTGGCGTAAAAGAGCAGAGAATAAGAAACAAGGAAGTAGTGAAGAATATATTCTAATTAAAAATAACGAATATAATAAGGTAGTAGATTTGTGTCTTAGTACATATGAATCTTTAATTAAACAAGATGTCTGTCCAGAACAGGCACGTATGGTTCTTCCTCAATCTATGTATACAAGTTACTACGTCACAGGTTCTTTGTTTGCATTTGCCCGTGCTTATGTGTTAAGATCATCTCCTGATGCACAGCAAGAGATTAGAGAACTTGCAGCAGACTGGAATAAAATTATTAGTAAACTGTTTCCTGTATCGTGGAAAGCTTTAACAAGAAAGGATAAACAATAAATGGCTGGTAAAAATTTAAAGTCAGGTGTAAAGAACGAGATTAATTCAAGACACATGCGTACAAGTATTGGCAAATCAAATAACTCTAAACCAAAAAACAAACACAAGCGAAGGTCATGGAAAAGATACAAAGGACAGGGCTAGTTCTTTTCTTGTTGCTTTCTTCTTGCAGTTCTCCAGAGTTTGGTGTAAAGGTAGAGAAAGAAGTTTTATCAAGCCAGCCTACTGGTGGTGTACATCCACAGATAAAATGGAGATTTTAAATTGCCGAAGAAATCTACTAAAAAAGAATCTGAAGTATTTTGTTTAATACAAGAAGCTTTTAAAAGATATTCTAGTGGTAAGTTAAGCTTTGAGAGATTGTCAAGATATGAGATGGTAGAATTAGGATTTGATCCTAATAACCCAGAAGATATTTTAAAGTATGACAAGTTTATGAATGATCTTGCTGAGAACTTAGATAAAATGGAAGACTACTTGTCTTCTATGGAAGATGACACTGAAATAGAAAATGATATTGAATTTGAAGCTGACTTTAATTTAGAAGAAGAAGATAATGACAACAAATAATCTTTGGGAAAAAGAAAAGAAAAGAATTTTTAGAGAACTTTATAAGCAGTACCTTGAAGAAGGGTATGATCATAAGGTAGCTAAGAAGTTAGCACAAGAAGAGGCAGCAGAGTTGTCTGAACTTGACGATAGATTTATTAAAAATATATTTACCGCAGAATATGGTGATGAGTGATGTATAAAATAATTAGAATTTCATCCAATGAAACTAAGTGTATTGACGATTGTAAAACAAAGGAGGAGTTGCAGGATTCTCTTCAATCTCTTTTGTTATTGACTGCCCATTTGGGGTATGCTACAAGAATGAAGCCAGATGGCTTTGATGTAATAAGCCAAGGAGATTATCCAATTGTTGTACAACACTACAAGGTCGAGGAATATGGAGAATAACAGCCATACCGTTAAGGTTCATCAGCCTTGCGATGACTGTGATTCTAGTGATGCTTTAGCTTTATATTCTGATGGACATACACACTGTTTTAGTTGTAACATAACTAGGTTTCCTAATAAAACTTATCGCTACGAAGAGGTAGATGAAATGTCTGAATCAGTAGTTTCGGTTCCCAACTTCAGTACCGCTACGCCTACTTCAAGAGGCTACATTGGTGCCATTACAGACAGAAAGATTTCTAAAGATACTTGTGAAAAGTATGGTGTTCGTATTGTAAGTAATGGTGATGGTACTATTGGAAGTCACCTGTATCCATACTATGACCGTAATAATAATCTTGTTGCTTACAAAGTTCGTGCAGTAGCTACAAAAGATTTTACTGCTGAACCTATGGGTGGACTTGGCCGTGCAACTTTGTTTGGTGAGAACATCTGTCAGCAGGGTGGTAAGTATGTTACAGTAACTGAAGGTGAACTTGATGCACTGGCGGCTTATGAAATGCTAGGCAGCAAGTGGCCTGTAGTATCAATTAAAGATGGTGCAGCATCAGCATACAAGAACTGCAAGAACAGCTATGCCTTTCTCAACAGCTTTGAGAACATTGTTATTTGTTTTGATAACGATGAGAAGGGTAAGGCTGCTGCTCAAAAGGTTGCAGAACTGTTTGAACCTAACAAGTGCCGTATCGTTTACAAAGATCTTAAGGATGCTTCTGATTATCTTAAGGAAGGTAAACGTGAAGATTATGTACGTGCTTGGTGGGCTGCTAGAGTATACACTCCCGCTGGCATCATTAACCTAAAGGACTATGGTGAAGCACTGTATGACGAAGGGCAGCAGCAGACCTGTTTATATCCGTTTGCAGGGCTGAATGAAAAGCTGTATGGTATTAGGACTGGTGAACTTGTAACGATAACTGCTGGTACTGGTACTGGTAAGTCTTCAGTAATTCGTGAAATTATGCACTATGTTCTGAATAACACCTACCAGAAAGAAAACATTGGCGTTATTTCTCTGGAAGAGAATGTAAGAAATACAATTTTCCATCTTATGTCAGTAGAGGCTAATGCACGGCTTTACATTAGAGAAGTTAGAGAAGCTTTTCCAAAGCCTGATCTTGAACGGTGGCAACAGGCTACAGTTGGTACAGGTAGGTTCTTCGCCTTTGACCATTTCGGGTCACTAAAGACAGAAGAAATTCTTGCCCGTGTTCGATACATGGTAAAAGCTTTAGATTGTAAGTGGATTTTCCTTGACCATCTGTCCATACTTGTGTCAGGATTAGAAGGTATGGATGAACGTCGAAACATTGACATTCTAATGACTAAGTTACGTAGCTTGGTAGAAGAAACTAATTGTGCATTACTTCTTGTCAGCCATCTTCGCCGTACAGGTGCAGATAGTGGACATGAAGATGGTAAGGAAGTATCTATTTCTCACCTACGCGGCAGTCAGTCTATTGCACAGCTTTCAGATGCAGTCGTAGCATTAGAACGTGATCAACAATCGGATGATCCTAACATTGCAAATACTACAACGGTACGTGTACTTAAGAACCGCTATGCTGGTGATACGGGCATTGCCTGTCACCTGTTCTTCAACAAAGAAACAGGACGCTTGACAGAGGTAGCCAAGTTAGGGGATAATGGTGAAGAGGACAAAGATCTAACGGAGTTATAAGATGCGGGTAGTACTGGACATTGAAACAGATGATCTTAATGCCACAGTAATTCATTGCATCGTAGCCAAGGATATAGATACAGGTAGTGTCTATATCTTTAAAAGTAGTGAGTGTTATACTGACTTTCCTTCATTTTCTAAGAATGTAGACAAGTACATCATGCACAACGGTGTATCATTTGATGCCCCTGTATTGAAGAGATTGACTGGTGTTAATATAAAGCTAAGTCAGATTATTGATACCATGATTCTATCTCAGCTTATAAATCCAATGCGTGATGGTGGTCATTCTTTGGAAGCTTGGGGAACTACTCTAGGCTTTCCAAAGATTGACTTTCAGAACTTCACTCAGCTTACGGATGACATGGTGCAATACTGTGTTAATGACGTACAGTTAACACACAGAGTATACATAGCGATGCTTAAGGATATTGAAACAATTTCAGAATCCTGTATTGTTCTTGAGCATCAGATACGTGCCTTGATTAATGAACAAGAGAGAAATGGTTTTACTCTTGATATTCAGAAAGCTATGCTTCTAGTTAACAAGTTAAAAGATAAGGCTACAGAAATTGAAAAAGAAGTTAAGTCTATCTTCTTTCCACTACCAGTCGCAGTCAGAGAAATTGTTCCTAAACTTAAGAAAGACGGTACGTTATCTACTGTTGGTCTTCGTCATATTGACGATAGATCTGTTGTTGTTGGGCCACATACTTCAATAGAATTTCAAGAGTTTAATCTTCAATCAAGACAACAGATTGTTAGGCATTTGTTGTATAGGGGTTGGAAACCTTCTAAGTTTACAGATAAGGGCCACCCTATAGTAGACGAATCTGTACTAATGGAAGTAGATATTCCTGAAGCCAAGAAGATTGCAGAGTATCTACTTCTTGAGAAACGAATTGCACAGGTTCAATCTTGGCTTGACCTTGTAGAAGAGGATGGAAAGGTTCATGGTAAGGTACTTACTTTACGTGCTATCTCAGGACGTATGGCCCATCATGGCCCAAACATGGCACAGGTTCCTGCAAAGTATTCTCCGTATGGTAAGGAGTGTAGGGAATCTTGGACAGTTAGCAGCCCTGATAATGTTCTTGTTGGTTGTGATGCTTCTTCGTTGGAGTTACGTGGTTTAGCCCATTATCTACAAGACAAGAACTTCACTAAGGAAGTTGTTGAAGGTGATATTCATACTTCAAATCAGAAGGCTGCTGGTCTAGAAACCCGTGACCAAGCAAAGACGTTTATCTACGCCTTTATCTATGGTGCCGGTCCTGCAAAGATTGGTAAGATCGTAGGAGGTGACGCTGACAGGGGTAAGGAACTTATTGATACGTTTCTAGAAAACGTCCCTGCTCTAGCCACATTCAGAAAAAAGGTTGACAGGATGGCTAAAACAGGGTATCTTCCCGGCTTGGATGGTAGAAAGCTAGTTGTAAGATCAGAACACGCAGCAGTAAATCTTCTTATTCAAGGTGCTGGTGCAGTTATTTGTAAGCAGTGGTTAGTTGAAATTCACAAGCTGAAGATCAAACATAACATTGATGCTAGGCTTGTAGCTTCTATCCACGATGAGTACCAGTTTGAGGTTCCTAAACGTCATGCTGAATCTTTTGGTAAGTTAACTAAACTTGCAATGAAGAATGTGGAGAAGCTTCTAAAGGTTCGATGCCCACTTGACAGTGAATATCATATTGGTTCTAATTGGTCTGAGACACATTGATGAGACAGCTAAGACTACCATTCGATTTTACTGTGTCTGATAACCACTGGCGTACAGTTCTTATACGACAACTAGAAGATCAGCATGGTTACAGATCAACACAAGACCTTGCATCTATAGCTGATGCTATTATAATGGATGCAGAAGAAGAGGAGGAAATCATTGATAAATATTACTAAGAATACAATTGTTCAGCTTAATGAACTTGAGCAATCAATTGCTGAAGCCATTGCAGTTGAACGTCTGAATATCTGCAACAATCTTGGTATCAGGGATCGTTTGATTAATCGTTCTCATAAGTCTAAAGATATTGAGAAGGAAGCTGTTGCGGCAGAAATGGTTCTTTGTAAAACATTAGGTGTATACCCAGAGTTTTTGTTTGATATTAAACCATCGTCCAAAGCCAAGGGTACGGATAAGGGTGATCTAACTCTTAATGGTTTTAATGTTGATGTAAAATATACAAGATACAAAACTGGTAAACTGTTTGCCAGATATAAATATGAAGGTGATTGTATTGATACTTATTGTCTTATTACAAAAGAAGACGATAGGACATACAACATCAGAGGGTTTATGACTTCTTCTGATCTGTTACAGGAACATCGAGTAGGTACTTTAGGTGTCTACAAAGATCGTCCCTGTTTTATAGCAGAACAGAAGGAGTTATATGACTACGAAACTTGTATGAAAAAAATGCTTGACAAGGCTTCGTAGGTAGTGTAGAGTACCAAAACTGATGGTTCACATGGTGTGGACCTATTGAAAAGGAGAGTATGAGAATTATGGCTAAGAACAACGAAAAGCTTCAGACGAAGATTATCTCAGGTAAGGTTTTTTGGGCTTCAGTGATTGAGCCGAATACAACCTATGAGCCAGCTTGGCAAGTAGATGTTTGCCTTACTCCTGCTACAAAGAAGATTGTAGAAGGCGATGGTCTGACTGTGAAGAACAAAGGCGATGATCGTGGTGATTTTATCACCCTGAAGCGTAAGGTACTGCGTCAGGATGGCACCAAGCGTCAGGCACCAGTTGTTAAGGATGCACAGAATAACCTTTGGAATGGTCAGCTTATTGGTAATGGTAGTGTGTGTAACATTAAGTATACTCCGTATTCATGGAGCCGTAGCGGTAAGTCCGGTGTATCTGCCGATCTAACAGCCCTTCAGGTTGTTGATCTTGTAGCTTACACTAAGGATGACTTTGAAGCTGTTGATGGTTATACTATTGACAGTGACAAGGAAGTTGTAAACCTCTAGCATGAGGTACACGGGGCTGACAATTTTGGTCAGCGGCATCGTAGTGGGTGAGGAGCGGGACCACTACATTTTTTGAAGTGGACATAGTATCAACACTAAACAAAAGGACTGAAAATAAAATGATGTCGAATGAACAGCGTATCCTTAAAGCCCTACGTGCTAATCGTCGCGTTACACGTAAGACTGCAATTGAAAATGGTTGGGCAGAGAACCTGACTGCAACCATTTCTCGTCTTCGTAAGTTTGGCTTTGTTATTGAAGCACTACGTGCGATGACGCCAGAAGGTGAAGCTTACACTCGCTACAAGCTGGTTTCTTCTCCCAAGAAGAATCCGTTTGCCGCTGTAGCAGCCTAAGTTAACTTGACAGAGGTAACAGCTATGAAAACCATTGACACGCTGGTTGAGGACATTTATACCCTCTTTGCCAGTGATACAAAAACAACAATAAAAGAAGAAGACCTGAAGTCCCTTGTTGATGGTATTTCAAAAGCTGTTACCTCTGCTCTTTCTGGAAGAGAGGATAAGAACAATCTTCGTCTGTCTATGATTGGACAACCAAATCGTAAGGTTTGGTACAACATTAAAGGTGCACCTAAACGAAGTTTATCCGGCCCTACAATGATCAAGTTTCTTTATGGTGACATTCTAGAACAGCTTCTTATCTTTCTTACTAAAACCGCTGGACACACTCTTGAAGATCCTCAGA